ACGATCTATACCTCGATGAATACCAATTAATGAATGAGGAGGCTTGGGAAGTTGTGGGTGCTCCGATGCTCCTCGATAACAATGGCGATGTGATCTTTATTTACACACCGCCTTCCCTTCATTCAAAGTCAGTCACCAAGGCCTCGGACCCACGCCATGCGGCCAAACTCTATAAGAAAGCCGAGGCAGCTATGAAAGCAGCCTTTGCCACCGGCACCGAGCCGCGCTGGGAGGTGTTTCATTTCACGTCACTGGACAATCCTTATTTGAGTACTGAAGCCCTTGGTGAGATTGCCCAGGATATGACCAACCTAGCCTATCGGCAAGAGATATTAGCAGAGGATTTAGAAGAAGCGCCGGGGGCATTATGGACACGAGAATTATTAAACAAGACCCGTGTTATTAAACCACCATCATTTGTGCGAGTAGTGATAGGTGTTGACCCTCCGGGTGGTGCTACAGAGTGCGGAATTGTAGTAGCAGGGCTGGGCGCCGATAAACAAGGCTATATTATAAGTGATCGTACCTTAAAGGCTAGTCCTGATATTTGGGCTGGCGAAGTGATCTCTGCTGCTGGAAGATATATTGCTGATATGGTTGTGGGTGAAGCAAATTATGGTGGCGATATGGTAGACAATACCATTAAACAGGCTGCCATTTCGCGGAATGTAATTGTTAGATATAAGCATGTACAGGCGACAAGGGGTAAAGCGGTAAGAGCAGAACCTATTGTAGCTTTGTTCGAACAGGGCAGAGCTCATTTAATAGGGCAATTCCCTGAATTAGAGGATGAACTTACAATGTGGATACCGGGTGAAACTAAAAACTCACCGAACCGCTTAGATGCAATGGTATGGGCCATGACAGAGCTATTCCCTGCAATACCCGAGCCGCAGGAGGAGAAGATAATATTTGACAGCATGAAGCTTGTCGGAGATATCGATTTATGATTGAAGAATTTGAATCTATATTAAAAGAAGCCCACAAAAGCGTAGAGGACGTTATCGGCCTGGAGGACCAAGGCTATATCACACTGGGCACGTCCACAACGGGCATAAATATTTTAAGCGATGCCGAGCGTACAGTATACGTGCAGAAGTCCAGAATCTACTCGCAGAAGGACCCACTCTGCAAACAAGCCCTAAGACTATGGACTGATTATACTTTCGGGCCGGGTATGAGCTGGAACACAGAAGAGGAGGGGACTAAAAAAGCCCTGTCTGCCTTCTGGGATGCGCCGGCTAATTCTTCCGTACTCTCCCCCAAAGGACAGAGGAAATGCTCAGAGAAACTATTAGTGGACGGAGAGATATTCTTTGCTGTTTTCCTGGGGGAGACCTCGACTATCAGAACGATCGATCCTCTGGAAATTACAGAGGTAGTTTCAAACCCTGATGATATCGAGGATGTAAGGTATTATAAGCGTGAGTGGTTTACTCCCCAAGGCCAGCAGAAAACAGGATATTACCGCAGTTTTCTTAATGTGAAAAACGAAGGCACTAAAGATAAAGTAGGGGCTGAGGTCACGCAGTCCGAGGATGCCCTGGTTCACCATTTGGCATTAGGGACCAATCAGCGCGGCAGTCCGTTACTGATGCCTGTTTTGGATTGGGTGAAACTCTATAGACAATTTCTATCTGCGCGCGTGGCTGTCATGCTGGCATTGGCACGCTTCGCCTGGAAAGCCAAACTGGAAGGCGGCGCTGCTTCTGTAGCTGCTATCAAAGGCATACTGAATGACCAAATTCCTGCTGCTGGTTCCACAGCGATTGAAAACAAGGCTGTCAACTTAGACCCGATCCGTACCGATTCAAACGCCCGTAATGCTTACGATGACGGTAGGATGCTGAAGCTCCAGGTCTCAGCCGGCACGGGAATTCCTGAACAGTATTTCGGCGATCTCTCTACGGGGAATTTAGCCACAGCTAAAACAGTCGAACTCCCAATGATGAAAATGTTTCAGTCTTACCAGGCAATCTGGAGCGGTACCTATAAAGAGATCGATGATTTAATTTTAGAGAAGGCCAACATACCTGAAGTCAAGCGATATGTAGATCGGGATTTCCCTGCTATAGCGCCAGAAGACCAGGCACAAATGGCACTATCAATCCAGGCTATTATAGGGGCGTTCCCTGAGTTCTCCTCTATACCGGATGTACAGCAGGCCGCACTAATGAGTCTGGGGATTAATAATGTAAATGAGGTACTTGACAAGCTGGAGAAATCGTCAAGCACTAACGAGAGCCTTAAATTACGCAAGGCTCTGCAACAGTACACCGCAACGTTAAAGGAGATCAAGCATGTCTAAATGGGACAAAGACGAACTTACCAAACTCTATATCGGCGAGGGCATGACCCTGGAAGAGATCGGGGCGCTCAAAGGCGTTTCACGTGAGCGGGTCCGGCAGGTCATGGAGGGTTTCGGGATTAAACGAGAACACCTTGACAAGCCGAAAACCTGTCAAGTCTGTCAGGGAAAAGGCTTCGTGGAGTTTGAACATGGATTAATCCAAATGCCCTGCAAGGTGTGTAATGTTGCAAGCCCTGTCTGAATTAATGGATGTCCTGGAGGCCGATATTCCGGCTAATCCCCGGAGTCCTAAGAATCAACGATTGGCCAAAGTCATGCAACGTATTTTAGCGAAGTATTTTAATGACCTAGATAATGCGTTCCCATATTCAAAACTGGACGCAATTTACAACACGATGACCGAGGCAATGACTCCGAATGATTGGAAGGCTGAATATTCGAAAGGGGTTCCCCATTGGGCAGAAGATATGAAACCGAGTTTATTCGCCAAAGATTTCGCAAAATTAATGAAGGAATACGCTGTTAAAAGCGTTCTGGAGGTTGGATGTGGTAATGGTAGGGATTCAATACACTTTGCTAAATCTGGTTTTAGGGCAGCTTCAATAGATGTAGTTCCCAAGGCCGTAGAATTAGCAAAGGCGAATGCAAAGAAAGCCAAGGTTGACGTAAATATCAGAGTTGCCAGTGTTGAAAAACTGCCCTTCGATGATGCCAGCTTTGACGCAGTATTCACCCTATCGGTATTGCATTCCACTAATCTTAAAAAATCATTACCAGAAGTTCACAGGGTTATAAAAGCTGGCGGTATAGCATTCATCTATATTTACGGTGATACACAATTTGAGGACGGGAAGCCTACTGAAGATAAGATAAAATTTGGTGATTATATTCAAGGCCTTAAGGAAATGGGTTTTAAAATATTGGATTCTTATATTAATAACGAAAAGGAATATGACGAGTTTGGAGAGAAACATCGTATTTTCGTAGTGTCACTGGAGAAATTATAATGGGTTGCACATGGGACAAGGTAGACGGCCGCTACATATGCCAAGCAAGGAAATGCGCCCACTGGAGCGAGGGCGGTTGCAAACTTGGCAAGGTATCGCTATCGTGCGACAATTCGGATTGTCAGTGGCACATAGAATTAGCCAATAGGTGTATGTGTATGGATGTCCACCTTGATGCCGATGGCAAATGCCTTGGGGGAAAATAATGCCAGGACCATTAGGTGACAGAATAGACTCTATGATCGATCCTATATTAGCAGCCTTTGATGAAACCATAAAGAAAAAGATCGATGGCGAACTGGTAGAGGTTTATCTTTCCGGTCAGGCAGAAATGGTTGATTGGGGAAAGACCAAGGGTGGTATCCCGATATCTTATGAAGGCCCGCCCATGCAGGCCGCTATTGACTGGGCTGAGAAACATGGCGCCAAACTCGTCACTCAAATGGATGAAGAGACAAAGCGCCGACTCGCCAACGTAATCAGTCAGGGGATTGAAAACAAGCGCGGCGTGCCGGGGATCTCGCGGGACCTTAGACAGGCATTCGGCGATATGGCTAAATACCGCAGCGACATGATTGCCCGGACTGAAACAGCCAACGCGTTATCACAGTCATCCCTAGACGCTATGAATGATATGGGCGTAGAAGGGAAGGAATGGGTATGGGGTGGATCCGATTGTGATATTTGTAAAAAGAATGAGGCTAAGGGCGTAATAAGGGTTGATGATGTATTCCCCAGCGGGCACGAAGCGCCGCCTGCACATCCTAATTGCACTTGCGCTATTTCACCTGCGTTCCTGAAAGGAAAACCAGCCAGGAAAGCGCCAGCTGGCGAACCAGAAGTAAAATCCTTTGATGCTAAGACAGCAGATGAATATGTAAAGCAGAATTACGGTGACATTAAATTCGCCAAAGGTGAAAAGGATGTGGCTGGGATGTATACCCGTACCATAATGTTTAATGATAAAGTGCGGTCAGGGGATGCTTCAATTAAGGCATATTCAAAGCAACTTGATAACGCAATCGGAAAGTGTGCGCTAAAGGACAATGTTAAGGTTTATCGGGGCGTTGGACGCAATGTGTTTCCTGATAGCAATATGGCAGGGAAAATATTTACCGACAAAGGTTATGTATCAACCAGCCTTAACAAGGAAATAGCTAAAGAATTTTCAAGAGGAAAGGGTAGCACCGTAATGGAAATAGTTATGCCAAAGGGCGCGAAGGGTTTACCGATGGAAGTTATTGGTAAAGGTATTCGTAATGAGGCAGAAATATTACTACCCAGGGGGTCTCAATTCAAGATCGTCTCTGACAAATTAGTAGCAGGGAAAAGATATTTAACAGCGGAGGTAATGTAATGCCAAGCGAAAGACTGAGCTGGAAAAAGGGAGACATTATCATAGAGGATGCCCAGGTAGAGGAAACCGAGAAAGAAGAAGATAGCGAGCAGTCAAATGACCGATGAGGAATTACGGAAACAACTTGAAGGGGTTGATTGGCCGGTAAAATATGGTACAGTGAAAGTGCAAATACGTAATGGCAAACCGACTCTCGTAATCATCGAGCGAACTATTAAATTGGATTAAAAGGAGGAACCTTTAATGGCAAATGTAAACTTTTCGGACCCAAGCAAACCCAATGAATGGACCATGGTTGAGGCAGACACAATTAATCTGTGGAATATACATGAGATAAATATTCCTAAGTCGTACGATAATGATCCCCTGCTTATACGCATTCCAACAGGGAGATTATTCTGTTTATGTGAGGATTTTGACGATAACAGAAGCTTCATTGAGAAATTAAAAAAAGCACTCCACTACTTTAAAGTCATATTCAGAGAAGCATAACCATCCTGTTAAATGCAGGGGTTAGCCCAACGGAAGAACCGCAGGTCATAAAAAAGCTTGCGGTTCTTTTTTTATTATCCAAAACCAGGAGGTAAACCATGCCCTATAAAACAGTAAATGAATTGCCGGACAATG